AAAAGCATTGGTTGCAACATTCTTGACAACATTTGAACTCCACCTTCACCAAACATGTTTCCACCCATATTGGCAACACCAGCGCGAGTTAAAATAGGTCCAACAGGATTGTTGTTGCTTTCACCAAAGTTATGTTGGATTTGATATCCGGGTTCCTTTGGCATAGGAAGTTGAATGTGAATTTGTGCCCTATCAACCACTCCTGCACGGGTTCTTTCACCATTTTTTAATGAATAAGGAGCAACATAAAAGTTCAACCATAAAGGTTGTTCTTGTGCATATATTCCTGATGGATACTGATATCTTGAAGCCATATCTATACTATTTAGATAAAATTACCTAAATATTTTTATGGCATATAAGACCAAATTTATACCCACAAACAAGGAAAAATATGTAGGGGATGTAGGCAAGATAACGTGCAGATCTTTGTGGGAAAGGAATGTATGCAAATTTTGTGATCAAACCCCAAATGTATTAAAGTGGTCTTTTGAAGAAATTATAGTACCTTATACAAGCCCTCTTGACAGAAAACAACATAACTATTTTCCAGACTTTGTAATTCAATTCAAAAATGATTCTGGAATAAACACTTGGATGGTTGAAGTTAAACCTAAAAAACAAACAGTATTGAAAGAAAATGCATCAAAGAAGGAAAAAATTACTTGGATTATCAATAATGCAAAGTGGGATGCTGCCAAGAAGTATTGTGAAAAAAACAACATGGAATTCAAAATAATCACGGAAAAAGAAATTTTCTCAAATGCCAACACCAATTATTGATATCAAACAATTTTTTGATCGTCATAATGGCCTTCAAAGAGATAATCGTTTCTCAGTGAGTTTTGAAGGACTGCCTCAAGGTTTGCCTAGTTTAGGTGAACCCGGAAACAGTTTAAAAACAGCAATGGTTGAAATGGGAACCAGAGCAATGGACACGGTGGCAGATAACTTAATTGGTTATGGTCCGGGAAGAATGGTTCCTCGGTATCAAAAATTTCCAGGTGGAGTATTATTGACCATACCTGTAACAAACGATCACCATGCAACAAATTTTTTCAATGCTTGGTTTAATCTTCTTTACGGTGGTGGAAGACTAAGAGGGGCGCTTTCATCACCATTTCAATTGACATGGTACCACGAAACCATCTATCCAACAAAAATGATTGTAGATGCCTTAGATCCAAATGGAAATGTCAATCGCAAATTTACGTTTTTTGAAGTGTACCCCATGGAAACAATTCCATTTCAATTTTCCATGGAAAACAATAATCAGTTTTTAAAATATAGTATTTTGATGAACTATAGAGAATTTACAATGAGTGAGCAATTAAATGCCTAATACAAATATATTCGATAATATTAATAATTTTATTCAAACGTATGAAACAACTTTGCCTTTTTCTCAAAAAAAGGTTTCATTTAGACCCTTTAGAGTAAAGGATGCCAAAATACTTGGTCTAATTCTTCAGGAAGACAATAAAAAATTGGCTTTCAAAAACATGGTAGAATTGTTGAAAAACACAACTACCGAAGCTGAGATTGATGATCTTTGTTTAGCCGATGCAGAATACTTATTCCTGCAAATAAGATCCAAAAGTGTGGATGAAATATTGAACTTGGTATATCAAGAAGAAAAAATACAAGTTCAAATTGCAGACATAAAGTATAGAAATCAAGTTGCAGAACAGGAAATTTCAATAGGTCCAAACATTTCTTTGGTATTGAAAACACCAACTGTAAAAGATTTGCTAAGACTTGAAACATTTGATAAACAAGAATATGGTAAAGCCTGCATTGAAAAAATTATAGCAAATGGTGAAATATACAAACTAAACAAGTTTGTTACTGATGACATAAAATCAGCAATAGAAAATCTTCCTCTTTCCGTATTATCAAAAATAGATGTATTTTTGAAGAAACAACCAGAACTTTACATCAACTTGCAGTTGACTGATGAACAAAAGGAGGTGTCTGGTCTTTTAAATTTTTTTACCTTTCGGTAAAGTTTATTGATCTGAGAGATTATTTCAGCACAAACTTTACCATGATGAACAATTTTTCTTGGTCTTTGCAAGACATAGAAAACATGGTTTATTGGGAAAGAGAAATATATGTTAAGTTGATTGCTGAATTCAAACAGAAAAAAGAGCAGCAAATGATGGAACAGATGTACAAACAAAATTACAATAGCCTATGAACGAAGAAAAAGAACAAATTACAGAAAATAGATTCTCTTTGGATATGCAAACAGAGATTCAGGCAATGACTCCACTTATTGAGCCTGATCCATTATTGCCTTCCGATATTGTAAACATACTTCCTAGCATTGAACTTTCTGAGAGTGTTCCGTTTACGGCAACCGAAATCAAAATAGGAAGTGCTGCAAAAGCACAATTTGCAGAAATTAGTGGGTTGGACTATTCTGTAACCGATACTGAAATGCTAACCAAGCAGTTTAGTGGCATGGAAACCAAAATCAAAGAACTTCAAGGTGGTTTTCAGGATTTGTACAATAATGCAAAAAATCCAAATTTACCAAATAGTGAAACAGATGATTTTGAGGAAAGACCGACTACTGAACCAAGAAACTTGATATTTGATGAACGGCGTGCCAAAATGAGTGAGCCACCAAGTTGGGCATAAATAAAAAAAGCCCCCTTTCGGGGGCCTTTTTCAATCGTTCTCCATTTCGGAGAAGTACTGCAGAGGATCTTTCTCTTCAACATTTTCCACAACTGAAGATTCCTCCACATCGTCTTCGATGCTCTTGGACTCAGTAAACTGAGCGCGAATATCGTCACCGACAGACTTCTTGAAACGAGCATTCAGTTCATCAAAACTCTTGAACTGGCTCTTATCAATGAATGGCTTGAGGGGATATTGCTTCTTCCATAGCTCCTCAAGTTTCTTGTCATCACCACCAAATAGTGGTGCTGGGGTTGCAAACTCGCTGCGATCATAGTTTACATACCCACCGACATTACGGATCTTGATCTTAAAATCCGCACCTGTCCAGAAGTTGAACGGATCAACCGCAACCTCATCCTGAAACTCAGGATGGGCGAGGCTCTGAATCTTCTGGAAGATCTTCGTTCCATATTGGTAGAGGAAGACCTTGCCCTTGTTCTCAGGGTTTGCAGGATCCTCAACGACCAAGATATTGGAAATATAGGTCAACTTGCGCTTTCTCTGACGAGCAATGTTCTTGTCGTCTTCGATGCCACTGTTCCACAATTCTGTGTTTGCGGCACAGACTGGGCATTTCTCGCCAATCGTAGTAGGGCAGTTCTCGTAGAACCACCCACCCTTGCCCTTAAAGGTATGACTATAGACAGCCACGAAGGGGGTGTCCTCTCCTTCGACTTCGGGAAGAAAGCGGATAACAGCGTATCCGTTTCCAGCCTTGTCAATTCCCGGCTTCCAAAGCCGCTCATCCTTGTAACTCTCCTTTGCGTTCATCTTCTCCAAACGCTCAGAAAGTTGTGCGACCGAGTTCTTACTCTTCTTTTTAAAATCTGAAAAATTTCCCATACTGTTCTTTCCCCAAGGATCTACCTTGGCCTAAATGACTGACAGATTATACAAGCAACTCCAGGTCAGTCAACTGGAAGTTTTTTGTTTTTGTTCTTTTTCAATAGATGCAAATTTTTGGCTTCCTGTTCAATCTTCTCAACAAGAGGCTTTGTCAAAAGTTTGCCAGCAGCAACAGGATCAAGATTCATCTCATCTGCAAGTTCAAGAACACAATCCATAAACGATAGATTGGTACTTAAAGTTCGCTCTATCACCTTGTTTGAAAATTTTTCCTTTGCTGTGTCGTCTATATACATGGTTATACTATATGTCGTATTAATAAAAAAGCAATAATTGAATCCATCTAAATATTCTAGAACTATTTATACCACTTTAAGGAACAAAAATGGCATTTGACTCAGATCCAAACGTACTAATTGAATCAGGTGGAAACACCTTCAATGTAGCAACAGACGCAGTTGTGTTCTCCGGTGCAACTTCGCACTTCCAATACATGAAGTTGGCATACGGGCCTACTGGCTCTGTTTCTATCGTAAGCAACTCTAACGGTCTTCCCGTCAGTGTAATTGGAGGAGGCATTACAGCCAATCTAGTGGGCTTCTGTGGTGCTGTACAAGGGATTCCCGGTGGAACTCCCGTAACTGTAAGTGGAACTGTATATGCTACTGGCATCACCAGTGCACCAGTCTATGTAAGAACTTCTACGGGATATCAAGTAGAAATTACTGGTGGAATACCGATATCAAGAACAAAAGATTCAATTTCTGTTTGGGGTCCAAATGGAAATACTTGGGGATACACAAATTTAGTAAATTCTTCCGGCACAGAAATTGGAAACGTGAGCAATCCCATGTTTGTTCAAATTTCTGGAGCAACAATTAATGCCGTAATCAACCCAACAGTCGGCGTTACGAATTCAGGTGGTCCTCTAAAGATTGAAGGTGCAACTGGAGGACAGCCAGTTGCCACCACAGTTGGAAATACAATCGGAATCAATGATACTGCAATATTAGCTGGGTTGACAGGAATTTATGCCCAACTTTCAACTCTAAATCTTGGTCTTGCCACTGCAATGCCAACATCATTCAAGACTGGCAGAACAAGCTCAATATATCCAGCAGTTCAACAATTGGATTCTGGATTCACATGTGGTAAAGGTGTAACAATCAAAGCACTCTCAACAAACACCGACTTCATTTATGTCGGAAACAGCGGAGTCTTTGTTGGTTCGTCAACAGGACATGCACTAGATCCAGGTGATCAAGTATTCATGCCAATTGACAACTTAAGCAAGATTTATGTAAGTTCAGCAAGTGCAACACAGGTAGTGACCTTCATCGCATCATAAAATGCCAGTTTTTCCAACTCTAAATTTAGTAAGATCATATAAAAATTATGGTATTTCTGTGTATGGAAATACATATGATCCTGTTTTTCAAAAAGGTTGGTTAAACTCAGCACCAAATATTTTAATTCAGGGAAATACATGTTATCTGGATTATTCTCATACGTACAATACTTCTGACAGATCTTTTCTTAAAAAGACTTTTGGTGTTGTTCCTGTAGGAACAACCTTCAATATCAGTTCTGTGCAATACTACGACAATAAAACAGAAACAAAAAAGACACTTTTTGGTACTTGTTTGTACCAATCATCTTTGAATGATAACAAAATAATTGTCGGAACAATTGTTTCCGGTCTTAGTGGAGACACTGCTTATAACTTCTACAATAGAGAAAACTTTTTAGCCTCCCCACAATACACTTTTACATACAGTGGTAGCACCGGCTTTAATTACATACTAAACTCTCTTCCTAATGTAAATCAAACAAATTTTGAAAAGATGGGATTTATAGGAAGTAATTTTGGGTTTGAAGAATATGTAGAAATAATTGGTGGAACTGGTTTGAATTTTGGAAAACTAAAAGTAAGTGCCCTGTCATCACTAAAGGATGGAGAAGAAGTTCTTTACTTAACCGGAACAGCACAAAATCAAACACTTATCACAACACCAACTGTAGTCAATATGTACATCAGAGGCGCCTCTGATGTGGACGAGATTCAAAAACCAAAGAATCTTTTGGGAATTTACAGAATTCATGATGAATCAAACAATCTCATAAATTGTTTTGAAAATCAAAATGAATATCAAACCTTTCTGCGTAAGCAATCATTGGGTGCAACCCTAAGTGGATATTGGTCACAATGTCAGACATGCCCAGACATGGCCTATGGCGAAGATTTTATCGGTGACGATTATACATCCAATCTTCTTTTTGATAATCAAGTATATCTATACATCAGAACTGACACAACCACATCTTTCCCCGACTTTGTTCCTATCACAAGTAATTTTGTTTTGACACAGAGAAACTATTCGGGTGATCCTCAAAATGCTTCTAACTTAACATTTACAATCACAAATGGATTAAAAATAGATCTGAGCCACGCTTCATTGCAGAATTGGAACTTTGATCTTTTTGTCGATCCTTCTTATACACAACCACTAATAAATAGTTTTGTTAGAAGTGGTGTACCCGGTTATAACAATGCGTTTGTATTGATTCAAAAGACGGAAAAAACTCCATCAAGATTGTATGGAAGATTTACTGGACCATCATTCTTACCAGTAACAATACAGATATAAAAAACCCCCGATTGCTCGGGGGTCCTTAGTCCAACTACTATCAAAAATTTAGCGAGTTCTGTTTCGCATCACACGGTAGTATGAGCGGCCATTGCGGACCTCTCGGACTACGGTGTAGTTCATGTCGAAGCGGTCAAATGCCTCGCGGAGATCGTGCATCGTTGCACGCATGTTCTGCACATGGAAGCGCTTACGAGCAACACCAGCCGTAAGAGGAGAACCGGAACGCATGAAATCAAACACTCTCTGAATCTTCGTCGGACGATCAACTGTAGTAATTTCCATAAAACTTTCCTTTCTTAAGAAGTTGCTAAACTATACATCCTAATCCTTGACTGTCAAGGAATTCCCTAAATAATATGGACTGAGGAGTCGCCTATGAACACTAGGAACCATCAGTTTGTCAGTCATGTGAAACAACATCTGGCACAGTACGGTATGCGGCTAGTAATAGGTCGTGGAAAATTGTTAAATTGTGGTGGCTACCGTTGCGAAGGTTATTTTTCAGACAAAGAAAAAGTTATTAAAATTGCAAGGCATGGAACAAATTTTTTAGAAACTTTGGTTCATGAATATTGTCATTTTTTGCAATATCTCAGCAACTCAAAAATTTACATCAAATCTGATAAAGCAATTTTGATCGTGGATGCTTGGTTTGCTGGTCAAAATTTTGATCAAGAAAAACTTCGCAAGGCATTTTTCATAATTCGTGCAATGGAACGTGATTGTGAAAAACGAGCAATTAGAATGATCAAAAAGTTCAATCTTGAAATAGATACCAAACTCTATGCAAAGAGAGCCAACTGCTATATCTATAGCCACTTCTTGATGGAGAAGACTCGTAAGTTCTACGCCTACAAGAAGAGCCCTTATAGGAGTCCCTTAGTGCTTAAAGTAATGCCATCATCGATGGCAGTCTTAAGTCATCGAAGCATTCCACCAAAGATTTATTCTATGTTGGAATCATTCACTATCTGAGACTTCAGATACTTCGACACAAACTTTTTGAACGGTTGGTCGCCGTAAGGCCATCTGTCATCTTCAGCCAAAAACTTGTAGTGAACCAAGGCATCCAAATGTTCATCAAGCATTTTTAGTGTCACATCGTCAATACACCACTTAACTTCATCATCTCTATTTTGTGCTGGTGCTTCTGCAGCATTGTGTTCTGCTACAGCAAGATCTGCAATCTTTGCGATGTTCCCAAGAATCTCCAATGACTTGGCGCATTGATAAAAAAGATCCCGCTTTACAGGATCTTCTTCTTTGCGAGCCAAGTTTCTTACTTCATAAACTAGCTCAGGGATTTTCATGATTGTCTCCTTACGACAGTGTGAGGAGATACTTGGTCTTTTGTACCAACGCAAGCATCTCATCCTTAATATTTAACAATGAGGAATGGTTGGTTTCTTTGGGGAGTTCTTGGTTTAGGTAATCTTCAAAAGAATTCAATACGGAGTTTGTAGAGATTCTGGAAGGGCCGTTTAGACGCAGATCCGTGACTTCCTTGATATCGTCTTTTCCATGAACACCGAAATAAGTCTCTGCAAAGTTGTCAATCATTGGATCCAAGGCTTCATATAGTTGACCGAGAGCCATATGCTCCGCATAAGAAGGCGTACCCCAATGATGGAGTTTGATTTCGTTTTGGAAGTTCATTAGTACTTTAATACATGACATGGTATATTATTTATCTTTCTCAAAAAGGTTCTTTACAGAAGTTGCAATTCCTTTAATAGAATCAAGTGTGTCTAAAATTTTAAACCCTTCTCCTTTTTCATTTTTCCATTTTCCTTTTGGACAAGAAACAGATGGGATGTACAACTTTTGAGATAATCCTGCTCTTGGGTTTCCGACAACACAACCACAACCACCCTTACACCACCCTATGGGATCTACATCGGGTTTTGGGTTAGTTAGGTGTTCGCAAGACATGCAGATTTTTTTTCTATTTTCAAATATATCTTCAGACACTTTTCCTGAAACTATTTGAGATGTTTCTGCTTTTGCATAGTTTATGGTTTTTTTAATAAATGAAGGTGATTCCAATAGTTCGGTTTTTTTGATTGTTATATCTATTATTGGTTCTCTTTTTTCACACTTTGCACATTCTAATGGAGTGGGGGAATCATGAATTTTTAATGCACAAGATGTTTTGCATTCAGTCGTATCTACTGACCATGCTTTACAATTTATATCCTGAAACGACCTTACAAATGGACTTTCAGATGTTGGTTTACAATGATAAAAACTGTCTAAAAATATTTTTGATTTCATTTTCAAGTACTCAAACTAATTCCAGTTACACTAATTGAACTTTCGCATGTTATTTGAGGGTCACCGACTGGAACGAAATCACAAGTATTATTGTATTGTGTGCATTCTGCCTTTGATATACTATATGCTAGAGGAAAAAATCTATAGTCACTAAGATCGGGATTATCGATTTGATTAAGAATTGATCCCGGAATATTGCAAGTTCCTTCAGCTTCATTATTTGAGCCATTTGCAAATATTGGGCTATTCATTGTAACCAAATTATATACTCCCCATACACAACTTCTTGTTCTAGAATCACCAACAATACCGCTAGTGTAATATGGTGAATTACATTCACATGGAGCACCGTTACATATTTGTGTGTTTGATCCAACACAGCTATCTGCAAAAACTTGTATTTTATACAAATATGTTGTTGGTCTAAAGTAATAGTCTCTAATTTCTTGTGTTGGTGTTTGTGTTACAACAATTCCAGTTTGTTCATCTCCAGACGGTGCTGGCGCATTCGGAATGCATGCAATTGCACCAATTCTGTCAGTAACCCATATATCAGGTTGAACTGCTTGCCATATTACACCCAATGGGTTTGCGTTCATTGCATTTGCAATAGTTCCCAAATCTAGTCCAAATCCATCTAAGGCAGAGACTCTTTTTCCACATAAAGAAGTCAATCCAACTTCAGTTGTTACTAATTGCCCTGTTTGTGGACACTTGGGAATAGTAATTCTCATACCAAGTATAGGATTCATAAAAGATGTAATTTCAAATGCATTTATTTCTCTATCTACGTTTGGAAAATAAAAAGAAGAATTAAGGCAACCATATCCGTCAGGATTTAATGTACCTGATGTGTCACAAAAACTAGTGTATGTTTTTTGTAATTCATTTGGTTCTAAACAATCAGTACCACATAAACATTGATATTGTACTATTTGACATTCACATCCCTCTCCCATCCAACTTGTTATTGGAACTAACTGCGATCTACCACAAACTGTGGCATTAATTGTCATTTGTATTGGTAAATACTGAGGATGTGGATATTCCCAAAGAGCTCCTACCTGAACGTGGCATGGGTGATTTCTGTTGTTTATTCCCGGTGATGCATTAGACAAGTAAGGTCCACAATCTTCCAAATCAGATTGGCAATATTCATAAGGAATTGGTTCATTCGCCAAATCACCATTTACAGGTAGACATACTTTTTCATAGTTTCCTGTTCCATATGAACCAAAAATAGGAAAAGAAACTTCTGAAGGAAAAATTTGTTCTGGTGTGACACCAAAAGGAAGCCAAAAATTTGTTTTACTGCATACCCACAAATAGTTTTCATATATTGACCAATACCTGTCTGGTTTATCTTCCACATTATCACAGCAATATTTTGCTTTTAAATTTGTTACACAATTATAGCAATTATTGCAAGTAAAACAATTGGCTTGTCCTATAGGGCAAATTGGCACACATAAATGTGTTTTACAGCAATCATTTAATAGAACACCTTGACCACCTTGATCTACTTGAATATTTGTAATGTCTGTTTGTCGAATATTTTCTGGTGTTCCATCAACCAATCTAATGTCAGTGCAATATGCATTTACACAACGACCAAAATAAATGTATGTTTCTCCATCTAAATCAAATTTAACCAAATTAAATACAGGATCATCTACATTCATTTCATTTTCAATTACTGCATACTGTGCATCAGTTAAACAAATGTACATCTTATCTGGTAAAACTTTAGAATCATCTTCATTGCACGGACAGTATTTGTCAATCCAAATTGCTCTTACAACTCCTGGAGTACCTTCTTTGGTTGGGTTATAGTCTAATCCAAATCCTAAAAAGTTTGTTGGGCTTGCTGGCCCAACACCAGTGGGTGGATCTTGAACAAAATTAGATCCTCCACCCATTCCATAGTGGTATAAGGCTTCCTGCAATGGAACAAATGGATCACAGATTCCACCAGGACCTCTATTGGAGCCCTCTTCGCTAAAGGCTAAATCTGAAAAACCGCTAACACCAGCAGGCCATTTACTGGCTGCACCACCACCACCAGCCTTGCTAGCCCCACCTCCACCGGAATATCTTCCACCACCACCGCCACCAGATTCAGGAGCACCAGTTCCGCCAATATATTCTAATCCATTAAAAGCACCAGAACCACCAGCACAACCTCCTGCGGTTTGTGATCCACCTAGACCATTTCCGGTTCCAAATCCATTACCACCATTTGTAATTCCGCCATGGCCACCAGCACCATTTACTCCACCTCCAGCTCCACCACCGGGAACTGAATTTGGATTATATTGTGGTGATAGAATAGATCCTATT